GAGTTTTTTACTGGATGGGGAGAAGCCTCATTATCTCAAACCTTAACAATAGATCCGGCATCTTGGTCCTTAGATAATTTTGGAGAACAACTTATTGCTACTGTTAAAAATGGAAGATCTTTTTCTTGGAACCCAATCAATTCAAACTCTAATGCTCTTCAGACAAGAGCCGCTTTAATATCAGGAGCACCAACTGCATCTGTAATGTCTTTAGTTTCAGATAGAGATAGACACTTAATAATGTTAGGAACTGAAACCACTATTGGATCACCAGGTACTCAAGATAAAATGTTTATTAGATTTTCTGACCAAGAAAACACAGGTGATTATACACCAACATCAACAAACACAGCTGGTACTTTTCGACTTGATTCAGGCACAAAAATTGTAGGTGCAATAAAGGGTAAAGATTATACATTTATTGTTACTGATAACGCTGCCTATGTTATGCAATTTGTGGGCCCACCATTTACATTTTCTATACGACAAGTAGGATCAAACTGCGGTGCTATTGGTCAACACTCTATAAAATATGTCAATGGTATCGTTTATTGGATGGGAGAATCTGGTGGTTTTTTTGTTTATGATGGAACAGTAAAATCTTTACCATGCGCTGTGGAAGATTTTGTTTTTACAACAAAAAACGGAAATAACTTAGGAGTAAATTATCAAAATGGAGAATCAATTTATGTGGGTTTAAATCATTTATATGAGGAACTAACTTGGTTTTATCCTAAAGCTGGATCTAATTTTAATGATAGAAATGTTACCTATAATTACCAAAGCGGAACATGGACTACTGGTTCTTTAGCTAGAACAACTTGGGTAGATGCAAATCTATATGATGTTCCATACGCTACAGAATACAATCCCACATCAGTGCCAACGTTTCCTGTAATACAAGGTGTCACTAATATAAATGGATGCACTATCTATTACGCACATGAAACAGGCGTAGATCAAGTTGATTATGATGGTAACAAAACTGCTATACCAGCTTTTATAGAATCAGGAGATTTCAGTTTAAACCCTGAGGGTACTAACGCTGATGTTTTTTTAAGTATGAGAAGATTTATTCCTGATTTTAAAACAATACAAGGTGATGCAAGAGTAAGTATTTTATTGAGAAATTTTCCTGTAGATACAGAAGCGTCTTCTCCTTTAGGTCCTTTTACAGTAAATTCAACCACTCAAAAAATAGACACTAGAGCTAGGTCAAGGTTTGCAAGTTTAAAAATAGAAAATACATCTACAGATCAGAATTGGAGATTTGGTACTTTTAGGGCAGATGTACAAATAGATGGAGGAAGAGGATAATGGAAAAAGATTTACAACTTATGAGTTTACCATCTTTGGTTTCAGAACCACAAAATCAACCAAGCATGAAAGATATTGCTCAAGAGGTGATCAAAAGACAAGTGGCAAGAAAAGTTATGGAGAGGGTAGGAATAAATGCTGCGAAAGCCTCTGGTATAGGATCTTTGCTAGGCATAGGTGGAGCTGTGTTTGGACCATTAGGTGCCGTCTCAGCTTTGGCGGGTAGATCTTTGGGTATTTCTGATTTTTTAAGTAATAAAAGAGCACAAAAAGAAGCTAGAAGACAAAGACTTTCTGATCCACAAGGAGATGTTGTGACTTATCCTGTTGGTATTATGTCTATGCAACCTACTGCACAGGATGAAGCACGAGGCTCAGGTGGCGGTGGGGGTGCCGGCAATTATGGAATGCCAGGTAGAGCTGCTTCAAGTTATGAGGATTTATAATGGCTAGAATAGATATTGTTATACCTGAACCATCACAAAAATACTCATCTGAAAATCAAAGACAGATAAGTCAGTCTTTACGAACAATGCAAGATAAGTTAAATACTTCGTATCAACAAGAATTAAAAAATGAACAAGATACATTTAATTACTTTATATCATGACAATTCAATATAAAAATGCTGGAATAGATTTAACGACAACAGGGACAACTTCTGTTTTAACATCACCTGCAAATGCTAGATGTTTAGTAAAACAAATTCAAGTTGATAATGCTTCTAGTAGCCCTGTTAATCTCTCTGTGCAAGTCACCGATAGCTCAGCTTCGGCAACTTTTGCAATACATAGAAAAGCAATACCAGCTAACACCATAGAAAATATTATTTCACAAACTTTAGTTTTAGAAGAAAGTGATATTCTTAAAATGACAGCAGGCACTGCGAATGAAATACAAGGCATAATTAGTTATGCGCAGATAGATCGATCGCAGGAAAATGGATAATGACAGAAGTTGAGTTTTTTTTAGAATCTCATACATGTGATGAATTAATAAATTTTTATAAAAAAAATTTAAATGATTCTATTAAATTTAACAAAAGATTAGTATTGGATTTAAGTAAATACGATGAAAATCCAATGATACATAATATTATTAATAAATATATAAAACTTAAACCAAGAAAAAAATTAAAAAATATTGAATTGGCTTATTGGCCTATTGGTGAATCTCATGATTGGCATGATGATACCATATACTATGACGTAACAACCATAACTTATTTAAATGAAAATTATAAAGGCGGTATCACCACAGTTGAAGATTATAACATAAAGCCTGAAAAAGGAAAAATTTGTATTTTTGATTCTTCTAAAAAACACAAGGTGAGCACTCTTGAAGCAGGTGAAAGATTTGTTTTATTAGCGTGGTATGTAAATGGCTAAAAGAAAATTTGTAAATTTTGTCCCAAGACCTAAGCCTCGTAAGCGGCCACGAAGACATAAAAAAAGTCTTTCAAAAAGTGAAAAAAGAAGTTATAAGAAATATAATCGACAAGGAAGATAATATGAATGACTTACCTAAAATACCTGTAGAAGCAAAAGAAATTATAAAACATAAAAGAACAGGAAAAATATATGAATCTAAAGCAGCTTTCGATGCAGACGTTGCTGATCCTAATACAGATACCACTAACGATGATTTTAGACAAGATTTAGAAGTTAAAGTTACAAGAGCTGGTGCTATGGGTGCTTTTACAAAAAAATAATGAAAGCTAGAGGCGCAACAGAGCTACAACATGAATTTTTAGAAAAATATGTTGATAAAGATTTATTAAGTAAATTTCAAATATGCACATCTATTCCTGGAAAAGTGCCACTGGACACCAGTAAAATAAATATTCTTTGGCAAAAAAATTCTTGGGATCAACCAAATTTGCAAAATTTTTTTAGAAACAAAGACAGACATCATGAATATGATTGGTATGTATTCAACTCTCATTGGAATTTTGAAAAATTCAGATACTTTTTTCAATTACCTGAGGACAAATGTATTGTAATTAAAAATGGTGCAAGTCATTTTCCAAAAAGAAAAATATATAAAAAAGGTGAACCTATTAAAATTTTACATCATTGCACCCCATGGAGAGGTTTAAATGTGTTGTTGTTAGCCATGCAACACGTACAAAATAAAAATATAACACTAGATGTTTACAGCTCTAATGAAATATATGGTAAAGAGTTTGCAGATAAGGCAAACAAAGATACCGAAGAATTATTTAATCAAGCTAAACAATTACCCAATGTAAATTACATTGGTTATAAACCTAATGAATTTATTTTAGATCACATAACTGATTATGATTTATTTGTTTATCCATCAATATTTGAAGAAACATTTTGTGTCTCTGCTTTAGAAGCCTTATCAGCAGGTCTGCATGTAATTACTACAAATTTTGGTGCTTTGCCTGAAACTTGTGCGGAATGGCCAGTCTATGTAAATTATACGAAAAACTTTGATCTATTAGCAACGACCATAGCTGGAGCTATTGATATTTCAGCTAGCTATCTTCATACAGATACAATACAAAAACATTTAGATGAACAACAAAAGTATTATAAAAATTTTTATAGTTGGGATAAAAAAGCGATAGAGTGGAGTAATTTTTTGAAAGGAGCTTTAAGTGTCAAACAATAAATATATAAACGAAGATACATACCAAACATTACAAGAAGTAAATATAGAAACACAATCGGATTATCAAAAGGCAATAGAACCATTGTGGAAAGAAAATAAAGATCAATACAAAGGCATGGAGGTGTTTGTAGCCACGCCTGTCCATAGTGAAGTTTCAATACATTACACCCAAGCATTGATAGAGTTTCAACAAGAATGTTTTAAAAAAAAACTAAAAGTTTCATTTCATTTAATTAAATCATCATTAGTTACCCAAGGTAGAAATTTATCTGTAGCTGGATTTTTAGGATCTAAAGCAACACATTTACTATTCATAGACTCAGATATTTATTTTCAAGGCAAGTCAATATTTGCTATGTTGAAAGCTAACAAGCATATCATATCTGTTCCATATCCATTAAAAACTTTAATGTGGGATAAAGCTTTTGCTAAAATGCAAGCTGGCCAAATTAAGTCGCCTGATGATATTAGAAGAGCTTTACATACATATCCTATGAAGTTACCTGACCCTAATGATATTAAAGTAAACAAAGGCATCATAGAGGTAACCGATTCTCCTACAGGATGTATGCTAATAAAAAGAGAGGTTATCGAAAAAATGATTGAAAAATATCCTGAAAAACAAATTGTCCAAAAAACTGTAATTAATGGTAAGTATGTAGACAAACCTAATATGTGGAATTTTTTTGACACTTTACACGATCCGAAAGAGAAGACTTATAATGGTGAAGATTTTGCCTTTTGTAAATTATGGAGAGATATTGGTGGTAAATGCTATGCTTATATTAACGATGCAATAGTACACGTGGGTGAGCATCAGTACCAAGGTAAGTTCTACGATGAGTTGATATCAGCCAAGTAAAATGGTAATATTTTACATTTAAGATCTTAAAAGGAGAATTTAATAGTGATACAATTTTTACCCTACGCATTAGCTGCTTATGGAGGTTATAGAGGATATAGAGATTCTAAAGATCAGGGAATAACTGGCATCAATAGA